GTAACTCCTAGCTTTCATCTTTAGGCCAACGCCGCCATATTTTGCGCTTTCATTGTCTGAATTTATACCACTGATAGCATTATTCAGCAATGACGCCCAAACTTGTATACGGCTGTCGTCGGCGAGGTAAGGCGCGCTATGCACCAACGCGCCGTATAGATACGCATCTGGGTAATACGTCAGAAGCCAGTTGCTCGTGTTGACATCACTCAGCGCGGTTGGCCTGCCGTAATAAACCATTTCAAGCGTTAGCGTGTCAGAGTTTGGGTTTGGGTACACCTCTATAGAGCCGTCGGTGATCGCGTAAAAGCGCGGCGTGCCGCTGGTGTTTTGGCCGAGCTGGCGCTGCTCCATCATCTGCGACTGGCTGATTGGCTCCAACGGGCTCGTATTCCCGCTCAACATGCTTAGCCTGATCGGCTCCAAGAAGTCTGCGGGCGGAGATGTGTACTGGCTATCAATAACAGCGGTAGAGCGCTTTTCCATACGCCAGTGCCGGATCTTGCGGTTGAAGTCAGCCTCGGCCAGCGAAATAAACGTCGGAATGGCGCTCGTCAAATCGGTGCGGTTTAAGAAGTCCGCCACGCTCGTTTTAAGCTCCGCATATGTTGTCAGTGCCATCTGCTATCCTTAAAGCGTTCCGGCTCTTGTCCGAAAAACGCGGTTATCTCTGTCGTTCAGCCATTTCTTCAGACGCTTAGGGTCATCCACAATGCCTTGGCTCTTGAGCTGATAATACACTGAAAGCGGGATCGACGCCACCTTCGGCATGTCGCCAAACTTGCCGTCAACGTTATTATAAGCTCGCTTGTTGCTTTCGGCGATGTGCTGGGTGTCTTGTACAGTCTCCACCACATATTCGCCCTTGCCGGTGACGTGCCAGTATTTCGTAATACCCGTGTCTACGTCGCGGCTGAATAATCTTTTCATGCTGCCTCCTGTGATAGCGGGGCGACGCCTAAACGCCGCCCCTCCAATCTTATGCTACGTTCAGATCGAACACGCCGCCATGCGCCGCTTCGTTTGACACTTTCAAGCCATACTCTGCAAGCATCATGGCTTTGTCAGCGTCACCAGTTTTGGCGAGATCCACTGAGTTGATCGGACGCAGATAGCATACTGATGCATATTCTGGGTCGAGCAACCACGCGTCACGCTCACGCTGGAAGCGGTTTGGCACAACCTGAAGTGTACCAAAATCTGACATATACACGTCAGCAGCACCGATAATTGTGGTCGGGCTGTCGCTTGGCGCCATGTAACGCTGAGCAGCAATACCGGCAAAGCCTGACACAACGGTTTTGTTGTGTGGGCCAACCATCAGGATTGATGGGTTGCCGCCAGACGTAAACGCCTGCTGCATCACGTCCTTGACCATTGCTTCGGTCAAATCGCGCTGCGTGCCGTCGTTACGAGCGTCTGAGCCGTCGTTGGCAGTTGGGTCTGTACCGTCACCAGCTTTGTTGGTGTTGGTCGCAATCCACGCACCCAAGCCAGCAGTCTCGCGAGCTGTAGATGAGTTTCCGGCGGCCCGAGCGTTATTGTCAGTTAAAACTGCTTCGATATCGCGCTTTAACTCGCGGCCCCGCTTGGCCATCTGGTATGCTTTTTCGTCATTTCTGCCGGCCAAATCTTGTGCATTCAAGTTGTCTGCAACAATCAATGTACGACGTGAAATGTGCGTATAGTTACCAATACGAACCGTTGCGGCTGTGCTATCAAATGACGTTACGTCGTCGCCATCAATTACCGCCGTCTTATCGACAGCCGCAAGCGAGTCAGTTTGCCACTCGAAAAACGTGTTTGAAACGCTTTCTGAGCCAACATTACTTTGAAACGGTACTTCGTCGGGCGAGATGTTCGCGATTACATTCGCAAGATCCTCGCGGATACCTTTGGCGTCAAATGACGTAAAGGTGTTTGCTACTATTGCCATATTTTTTCTCCATTATAGCAAGGCTTTAATTGCAACCGCTGCATCTTGCACGCGGCCAGACTTCTGTAGGCGCTGTTGCGCTTCCTGCGCGGCAGTCTTCGGCTTTGGCGCTGAACCGCGAGAACCTGCTTTCAGAGTTTTACTGCGCGGCTTCTTAGGCTTCACTTTCGCCTCGTTAGCACGCGTTTCGCCTCTGTCGTAAAGCATGGCTTTCCTCGCCAGTTTGACCAATGTCGCGTTTTTCAGCCCTTGAACGTCATTTTCGTTAAAGCCTTCTGTAAGAAGGAAATCACGAATTTGCCCAGCTTCTGTAGATGCAACCTTCTGGTCGCGCCACTCTGGGATCAGATCAGGCAGAGCGGTTCTTTGCTCTTCCAGATACTGCTGTTCCATTTGCTGCATTTTCTTCTGTTGAAGATCACGCAGGCGGGCCTGCTCGGCTTGAACGGCTTGCATCTGAGCGCTCTTCTGCTCTTGCTGCTTTCGCCACTGTCGCTCCGCTTTCGCTGCCATCGTGGGGTCTGTGTCGTACAGTGTATCCCAATCCGGCTCGTCTTGCACCGATTGCTCAATCTGCTGGCTTAATGCTGGCAGTAGTTGAGCGTATTGCGCACGCTCCCGCTCGATTGCTTCGGCTTCTGCTGCATACGACTTGCGCATCTCAGCCAGCTCCTGCGTCTTACGGGTATAGTCTCGATGCCTTAGATGTCCGCTTTTCAAATCTTCGACCGTAATCTCTTCGCCGTCTACTTCCACCGTGGCGGATAGTATGTCGAAGGATTGATCGCCAGAGCTGTCGGCGTCGTCCTCTTCATCAAGCTCGACTTCAGATCCTTCGACGGGTGAATTGTCGATCTCTTCGTCAGCCATTTCGACGTCAGCTTGATCCTGATCTTCAGTTTCAGCTTCAGTCTCTAGCGCATCAGTTGCCTCTGCATTATCCTCTTGGGGTGCAAACATAGCACTGATTGCATTTTGCGCGTCGGTCAGGCCAATCCCTTGCGGGGTGTTAGTATCTGACATTTTGCGTCAATCTCCTTTATTATGCGGCTATTTATATTTCATTTCAATAGTCGCGTTGTCCGCCATTGCACGCAGGGATTGCTGAACCAGCTCAACCCCGCGCAGTTTCATGTAGACAGCCTCTCGGTTGTCCGCATCGCCAACGCCAGTCGCTTTGAACTCGCGCCAGCAATCCTGCTCGATCTCAGCGAGAAATCGCTTGAGGTCGGTATCGTCTAAAAGTCGCTGCGCCTGCTTGCCGTCATCAATTACCTGCTGCTTAGTCTTCACGCGCAGCCTCCTTGATTACGTCAGCCTGCGCCTTCAGAACCTCGCGGTTGATCGCCAGCTCTGATCTGATCTGCTCCACGTTCAACTGTCCGCCATATTTGGCTTTCATCTCTTCGGCCTTCACAAACAGCTCCGCCTCCAGCTCGTCACGCTTGCGGTCGTCTTCCATCTGCATTTTCTCGCGGTCAAGCTGCAACTGCGCGGCCTTCTTCTGGATGTCCGCTTGGATCTGCTGGATCTGCACTTGTATCAGCATTTCGTTCACGTCCGGCTTTTCCTGCTTCGGAGGCGGCGTAAACTCTGCGGGGTTGCTCCAGAACTGCGACGTATCCTTGAATCCGGCCAGCTCTGTCATCGCCTTCAGCGTGTTGCTGAGCTTCGTGATGTCGGTCAGCGGGTTCTGTGGACCCATAGTCTTCATCGCGTCCTTCTGCATCTCGCCGATCTGGCGCAGCATCATCATGCGCTCGGCGTCTGTGCCACGTCCAAGCGCGACGTTGATCGAGACGTCCATGTTGCTATTCCACACACGCGGGTCAATCGGCACGAACTCATTGCGCAGGCGAACCATGCGAGGCGCGTCCTGATGCGTCGTGATCAGGTGCAGCACGATCTTGAACAAGTCTTTCATGCCGGTTTCCGCAAAGACGCGCGCGATCAGCTCGATGTGCTGCTGGGCGGCGCTCACAGTCGCTGCAACGGCGCTGGCAGTGGTAGACTGCAGCACGTTGGCGTCTAGCCCCTGAGACGCCTTTGAGATGCCTGTGCGGGCTTCTTTTACCTGATCCATATATTGCAGGACGGGGAACGCCTCGCGGCCAACAAATGGCATCGACAGCGGCTGCACCTGACCGGCTTGGCGTTGGCGGATGATGCTGCCGACCTCTGTGTTCATAACGTCATCTAAATTAACCATGCCCTCTGTGACAGCCACGCGGGGGTGTATGGACATGGCCAAGCTATCCAGCGTGTTACGCATGATGACAGACTTGATCCGCTGGATGTCCATGACGGTGTCCGCCACACTAATGCCGAAGAAATCGTGCGGCTCTGGATCTGGGCAGAACGTGGCGAAGGGGGCCATGTCAATCGGCTCGTTGTTCAGTATCTTGTTGCCGTCGCCCGCCGTGCAGATTTTGCGCAGCTCCGCGATGCCGTCGCCGTCATAATCAACGCGGATATAGTTTTCGACATAAAGCACCTTACGCATCGCCGGATCGTTGCGCTCGTTCATCTCGTTGGTCAGCGCGGGGTTGCGCGTGTACCGCTCGACGTTGGTGTTCATGTCGTCGTAGGCGGATGACATGCTGGCGACCTCGTCGTAGTCATATCCCATCGCAACCAGCTCTGAGACTGTCACAATGCGCCTGTGGGCGACGTAATCTGCTTCCGCGATAGATTTGGCCTCGCGGGAGATTAGCAGCTCCTCGGGCGGCACAGCCTCCAGCTTAACGCGTCCGTCGGGGCGCGTATATTCAACGCGCACGTCGTGCATCATCGGAGGCGGCAGCATTTCACCCGTCATGGGGTTTGGCGCAGGCTCGCCGACAGGCATAGACGCCTGCACGGTGATCATGGCGTCGGGGTCAGCGGCAAGCGCCGCCAGCGCGTTATCGTCGAGGCCGGTGTAGTTGTAGGCGTCAATCGTGGTCTGGTCATCCCACCAGCACTTGAGAATGCCCACCTTGCGGATCAGCGCATCCTTGAACGCGGAGTGCATGGCCAAGAAGCCGTTGTTATCGCGGTTGATGATGAAATTCGCGTAGTCGGTCGCCTGCTCCGCCGCTGCGATGTCCTCCGGCCCCTGCGGGGCGTATTCGACGGTGTTGTCGGTGCTATGGAAGATCCGCATCAGCGACGGCAGGATGGCTTGTACGGTATCGCGTACGTCCATGCTGACCACTTGGCTGCGCCCGTCCTCTTCATCGCCAAACGGCTCGCCGCGATAATATTCGGTTGCCTGCGCGCGGATCGGCGAGATGTTGTTGTCGATGTAGTCAATCGCGTCGTCGATCTCCTTGCCGACGATGCCCTGCAGCTCGTCGTCGCTCATCACGTTGGGGTCGATTTCCTGCTCCAACTCGTTGACTAGGTCGTTGATCTCATTTTCCATTTCGGTGTCCTTTATCGGCGGGCTTGCAGGGATTTAAGGTATTCGTCTATCAGATTTGGCGCGACAGGCCCAGACTGCTGATTTGCGCCAGATTGCGCCAAAAGGCCACCAATAGGAGATACGTTGGCGGCAGACAGGTTGCTCAGGTGGGCGAACTCAGGGTCAAAGCGGGCGAAGCGTGAGCGGATGTTGGATGGTTCATACACAGCCGTGCTGTCAACCCAATCACGCTCCTCCAACTTTATACCACCGTAACCCGCATCTTTTCCCGCTTGAATAGCTTGCATGTCTGACCAACGGGGCAAACCCTTATCGCTTGGCATGAAGTCGCCAAGATTATTTTCATCATAAAATGATTGAAAATCCCTGCGCGACTGAAACATGCCACTTGGGTCTGTGGTATCAAGGATGTCATCCGTGTACATAAGCGGAAGAACTCTACCCTGATCTGCTGAAGAAAACTGTGCAACAAGATCAAGCCCCTCTTGCGAAACAGGGGCTATATAGGTTTCCCTATCATTGCGGAAAGCTGTGAAGTCGTTTCCCGTCACAGTCCCGTGAAGGCCTCTGTTTGAACGACCAATTTCAGCCGCCCGCGCCATCCGCGATGCTTCGTCCATCGGCAACGGCGTATTGGCGAACATATACTGCGGGTCTGCTTGCGCCATCATCTCGTCGGTCACTTCAGACGCGCGGCCTTGCGCGCGCAGCTCCAGAATGCGCTTAGCCATGTCCTGCGCTTCAGACGCAGCCGTCGTCAGCAAGCCAGCAGACTTAGAGGCGTTGGCGGCGGTGGTGTCGGGGAAATAGCCAAACTCGTTTACATCATCGCCAGCAAAGTAAACGTCTTTTACTTTTACCTTTTGCGATATTACCTTGCCCGCATCTTCGCCGCGTGGCCCGTATCCGCTTGACGCGTGCAGCTCCGCATATTTTGGGCTAAGCGTAACAAAGTCGCCAGCGTTGATCGACGTTATGCCTTCTTCGTTTGGCACCCCACGGTATATTGTTACCTCTGCATCAGGATTGCCGCGTGCCGCTTGTATAGCGCGATAGCTTTGCTGGTTGGATAAGCCGAACTCGTCATCCGCAAAGCGTGGCCCCTGCGCATATAAGCGCTGACCTTGGCCGCTGTAGAAGTCGCTCGGATAGCCAGCTTGCTCGCCCGTTGTAGATATGGTGACATCATCAAGGCGCACGGGGTTTTCGTCTTGCGGGCCAACCGGCTGGTGGCCGCCGCGATATGACGTGTCAACTTCCGGCGCTTCATTCGGATCGTAGCCAAAGCGCTCTATGTTAGCCTGCCTGCGCAAGTCGGCAGCATTCGCGCCCACAGCGCCACGCGGAACGCCGACAGCGCCGCCGCCCGCCATGGCTAAGCCCCCAACGCCAAGCGCTTCGCTTATCATGTCTTCCTGCGGGATCGTGCCGCGATATGCGGAGATCGGCGCGTCAACGGCTTTGGCAGCGGGCGAAAGCAGCCCCGCAAGCATGTTGCCAATGCCTTCATACCGCAGCGTGTCGGTGCCATACACTGGCTCCTTCGATAGCAGCCCGCCAAACACGGGGCGGCGGCCTTGCGCAGCCAGCTCGCTCTGCTGCTGGCGTGCCGCTTCATACAGAGGCGCAAATATGCTCTGCTCTTCGCGTAGGCGTCTTAATTCTGCGGCGGTGGCCATCAGCGGTTCCTAAAGTAATCAAGCAGGCCAGACATCACGCCGGTCATGCCGCCCACTCGGCTGCGCTGATCGCCAAGCAATGCCTCTCCAAGAGCGCGCGCACCAAACTTAGCGGATTCGCCGTAATCTTCCTGCTTCGCCAGCTCCATGGCATCGTCAAACAAGCCACGCGACCGCATAGCGGATTTTTGCGGCGTGGGCATCCTAGACGCCGACTTCGACAAGGATGCGCCAACACGCGGGCCCATTCCCTCGAATAATTGCGTTGCCACCGCCTGATTTGCGTCAGAGGTGTATGGATCGCCGTAAAGGCGTGAAAACTCGTCAAGAGCGCGCGCAATCGTGGCGTCGGAATACATAAACCCCTCTGGCCCGTCTTCGCGCATGGCGAAAGCGTTTTTATCGTCGCCAGTTAGCTCTGCGTATTGCGTTCTAAGCTCCATCGTATTCATCTTAACACTTCCACCTTCTGCGTGCTGCCTTGCCGCGTTCACCCGTCCAGCCCCGTGATCGGGCGCAGAACGACTTTTTACGCGCTTTCTCTGATTTCGTTTTGGGGCTCGGCGCGGGGGCTTTTAACTTGCTGCCGGTCGCCTTGTTGTACTTCGCGCGCCCCTTGGCGGTTAAACCGCCGCCACGCTTCACCGAAAGCTTCTCGCCGCGCCCAACAGAAAGACTTGGGCCTGATTTGCGTTTCGTCGCCATTACTTTTTCTTCGCAGGCTTCTTCGCGGTCTTCGCGGC